TTGGTACACTGCTTGTAATTCAAACTGCGAAAAACAAGCATCGGTGTTTTGCATTTAGGACAGGTGTGCATTGTTATTAATATCCCCCATTATATTCCCCTGATAAATTAGCTTTACTGTATTGTGTAATTTCCCGTTCAAAGAAGTTTCCAAATACTGAGCCTAATAAATCTTCAGCCCATTGAATTGGGTTCTTTTCCATACCGAAGTTTTTCTTTAATCCTAATTGTGTCAAACGAGCATCGGTAACGTAACGGGCATAACTTTTAGTTTCTTCCGGTGTTAATCCTTTAATGTCGTGGTTTTTAAATACCAGATCGATAAACGCATCTTCTAAACGAATCACTTCTCTGGCGCAATCGTAAATGTCTTTTTTGAAATCATCGGTTACAATTTCAGGAAAGGTCTTTAACAAATGCTTAAATAACTGACTTAACCCTTCGACGTGTAACGATTCGTCAGCAGATGATAAACGAACAACATCTGCCATTCCTGGTAACAATCCTCGTCTATCAAAGTTGATTAACATCACAAATGAACTGAATAAACTCACCCCTTCAATAAACATTTGTTTCGCCAAATAAGACGCTAATTCCCTCGGTTTAGAAATATCGTGTTGTTCGATCATAAACTCGTATTTCTCTTTCATTTCTGACCATTCGAGAAACTCATAGTAAAACGATTCGCCAAAACCTAAAGTGTCGTTCAGTAATGCGTATGAAAGTTGATGCTCCGCTTCAAGATTAGCAAATGCCCCCAACATCATACGAACTTCATTATTCTTAAAAGCAGGGATTAATTTATCGTAATAACCGGAAGCGACTGCTTTATCAGATTCAGTAAACAAACGCAAAACCGATTTAATAAACTGTTTTTCATCAGGTGTTATCTTTCCGTTCTTCCATTGCTCAACATCAACTTGTAATTTAATTTCTTCGTGTATCCAATGCGCCCGTTGTTGTTTTTTAAATAACTCAATAAACTGAGGATACTGAGGGGCGTAAATCGGTGAGTATTCTAATATTGACATTAATTATTCCTGAGTTGATTAAAAACCCGTCGTACTAGGTACAGACGGGCAATCGAAACTAAAGTAATCAAACCGCTTATTTCCATTTGCTGTGATAACGGAATGTGAATGTTGTAAATAGGAAATATAACGATTTGGGCTAATGTGGACACGATATACCCAATGCCCACATTGACAACTGCTTCTAAAAAACTATGCGTTCGTGACTGGCTCATGTTGACTCGGATTGAGTTTCACAACTTCGTGTGGATTTAAATTAACAGGAAGCAAACAACAAGGACAGATAGCGGTTAACCCGTCGATAACAAACGCATCAAACACTCTCATAGTAATTCTACAAAGCATCATAATTAACCTTCGCAACTGTGACATTTTTCTTTATCGTTCCAATCAACCAACGCTTCCCGTTGATGTTTCTCTAAAGAGTTTACCTGCATTTCTCTTTCCATTCGACAATAATACATGGTCTTTAAAGTTTTAGAACGAATCCCTTTTAAATGAACGCTATTAAAATAGGCTTTATCCGTTCCAGCAGGGAAGAAGATATTCACGGGTTGAGATTGATCAATATAAGGCGCACGATCTTCAGCGTGTTGAATCACCCAATGTTGATCGATTTCGTATGCCGTTTTGAATATCTTTTTATGGGCATCGCTTAAGTAATCTAAATGTTGCACCGAACCGTGATGCTGGCTGATGGACTTCCATTGTTCTTCTAACCATGTTTCTTTTTCGGCATCATAAGGACAGTAAGCGCGTAACACTTTTTCTAAATATTTATTACGAACAACGTAAGTACCTACCCGTGTTGATTGGGCAAAACAGTTTGATGTAATTGGGTCGATAGACGGTGATGTGTTTAAAATTGAGCCGCTGTTCGCATTTGGCGCGATTGCAATACATGACACATTCCTTCTCATTGAACCTTGAACATCGGGTGCTTGTCCTTTTTCTAATCCCATGCGAATAGTCGCTTTGTCTGCTTCTTTTTTAATGTAGTGAAAAATGCGATTGTTTGCTTGTACCGCAGAACCTATACCACCAGATTCAAACGCAATATTGTTTTTCTGCAAATAATAGTGAAAACCCATTGCGCCTAAACCTAAATCTCTACCCATTTTTGCCGCATAAACCGCTTTTTTCAAATGAGGTTCGGCATTTTGAATAAAGTATTCTAAGACGTAATCTAAGAACTCAACACAGTCTGCAATAAAGGTCGAGTCATCAACAGACCAGTCGTCAAAGAACTCTAAATTGACCGAAGATAAACAACACACCGCTGTTCTTTTCTCGTCTGTAGGGATGATGATTTCAGAACAGTTACCTGTCATAATACCGTTAAACACTAACGTATTATTCTTAGGTTCGGTAGCGCAATAGGTATCATGTAAACCCTCAACATCTTCGATATGGGTTACCGTGACACCTCGAACTTCCCCATAAAACGTAACTGTATTATGAAAATCAATACCGACTTGTTGAGCAGGAACATAAAAATTATCGACTATATCCCCTTCTTTTAAATCTTTAGCGTCAACAGCATCTGATTTACCTTTTAAATAAAACTTATGCTCATCGGTACATTTAATAGATTGTCCGTTTGAGAAAAAATACTCTCTCAGTTTCTGATCGGTGTTGGTTTTACGAATAATCACATCGTCTGACCACTCGAATCCATTCCATACGGTTACGGATTGACCTTCTAAATCAGAGATAGGGAAATAACCGTTATCGGTTAAGATATGAGTATCCCCGTGTACACACAAATTAGAACTCTTAACTTCTAATCCTTTCTCTTTCAACAACGGATGAAGTTGTTCGTTTACGTTATCTTTATGGAACAAATAGGGTTCACCGGTTAAGGCTCTGGTATCTAAAATCAATTCCCATAACTCTCTGGCGCGAATGGTATCTTTAACTTCACGACTGTGAGGATCAACTAAAGGCCATTCTAAATCCTGATCTATTGCATTAACGAAATCTTTACCGTAGCAGATTGCGTTATGGACTTGTTTACGATTATCGACCTTACGGGCAGGATCACCACCCGTAGGGATTCGTATTTTGATAAATTCAACCACATCAGGATGGTTAGCTTCCATGTAAATCGCTACCGACCCTTTACGGGTTTTAGACTGCCGGTAATAAGCAATATTAGCATCTATGGTTTTGATGTAAGGAATCGGGCCAGGTGCTTTTTCAGATACCGCACGAACATCGATATAAGTACCGATACCACCACCGGATACAGATAATGCCGCCATTTCACTGGACGCATCCAACTGACCATCAATTTGGTCAGGGATTAATGTCTTATAGCAACTAATAGGCATAGCTCTTAATTTCTCACCCTTTAATGGGGCATTACTTAACACGGGGGATGAAAACATAAACCATCCCTTGTTTACATAGTCTAGTATTCGACTACCTAATTCCCGTTTATCTTCGGGCAAATAACCAAAAGCGGCTCTCTCAAATGCTTGTGGTACAGTTTCTCCTTTTCGTGTATAAAATTCAGTCAATAATGCTTCTGAAAATGGGTTCAGGTAGTCAATCATAATACAATCCTTTAAAATTAATCGTGTTTCAGTATTTTTTTCTTTTCGATTTCCCTAACTTTCTCAATCACCACGTCTTGTAACAAATCAATAATGGTCATTGATATTGATGAATTAGTTTCATTAGAAATGACTTCTAAATTTTCTCTTAAAGCTACAGGTAAACGAAAACTGAATACAGGGGTTTGGTTAGTTTTAGACATAATATCTCTCCACAAGATGAATAAGGAAGTGGTATTGTAACGCAATGCAATCTAAAAAGAAAGATATTATTTTTTAAATTTTAGAGAAAAAAAAACCACCCAACTAACACGAAACAATAGCGGGTGGTTAATTTAAAACTTACTTACTAAGTTTGGCTCTTAGCTTACGATAGGTTGCCATGTCGCCTTTGGCGGCTGCTTCTTCCATTTTAGCGGCATCGTCGGTACGGGAAACCGAACTTGATCCGTTCAAGCCTGCACCATGTGATGATCCCCAATAGTAGGCATTGGTTTTACGCAGGTTGGCAATAAAACGAGCAGGGGTAACGATGAATCCATCGTCATCTTTAGACAAATCGCCTTCCGGTGTTCTGCTTTCGAGTTCACCCCGTTCAGATAAAGTAAACTTACGAATCCCTTTATCGACAATATCATTGATCGCTTCAGGTAAGACGCCTGCTTTAATTGCTTCATCACGGATGACATCGGAAACGGTTTTATCGTGTAAGCGTTTTTGATATTCTTGAGTCGAACGGGTTGCATCCTGAAGTTGTTTGCTGATTTCTTCAAGTTTGCTTTCATAGTCTGCACGAAGAACGCTTTCTTGTTTTTGCAATAACTCGTCAATATTGCCTTCGTCTTTTAATTTTTTGTTATGGGTTTTTTCCCGTTCCTCTTTGAGTTTTTTATATTCCTCAACATCAAGGTCTTTGTATCTTTCAGCGAGTTCTCTTTTTTCACGCAAAATTTGATCTCTGTTTTGAATCAATCCTGATGTTTCACGTTCGACCGCTTCTGCGATGAGTGCTTTGATAGTAGGATCGTTAATATCGATGGTTTGTTCGGCTTCTGCCATTGGAATGACCTCTTAATTTAATGTATTGTAAAACGACTTAATCAGAGCTTCAGCCCGATATTCGTCGATCAGTTCAAACGTCCGATTTAAACGTTCTTCCGTGTCTAAAGGGATGGTTTGTAAAGACACATCTTCCCCGTTCTCAACGGTAGATGTTAACAGGAAATAAGTCTTTTGTTCACCATCCGGTGTTTGTACAGTATGTTTCAACCGTTGATATAGAACCTGTACGGTATTCCCCTCTGGGTCAATAACATCATACAGTTTAGCGAATTGCATCAAATACCCCCTTCGGGTTGTGTGGTTGTCATAGATTGTGTAGTTATTACGGGTTGTGTTTCGGATTGCGCTTTTAAACGACTCAGTTCTGTTGATGTGTCATCACCGGATTGCAACATTCCTGAACGTCTGAAGTTATCAACTAACGTTTCTAAAGAAATACCACCATTCAAATAAGCGTTCATTAACGACATCATCTGACCGGCATCTAAACCCGATTCACTGAACTCGGTATTCGGTTCAAACAAGATTTGTGAAGAATCAATGCCCATCCAATTCGATGCGGTTTTCAATAAAGACTCTATAGCATCGCCTACGGTATTCACAACAGAATGTAGGGTCGAAGTCGATGCCGCTTGTCGGATACGCAAAGCATCACCTGATTCTTTCTCGCCTTTTTGTTGAGCAATCAAAGACGCACCGTGTTGACTGGCTTCATCGCTTAATTTTTCGATGTGCTTTAACAGGTGAGTCATACCACTACTGTCCGTTTCAGTGTAATAGACTTTCGACATCGGATCATTTAAAACAATAGCAACGGTACTTCCCGTTGTAACAGGGGCTTCATCTGGGGATGCACCCGTGATAATCAATGTCGGGTTACAGGTTAAATATTCCGCTTGGCTTAAATCGGCATTTTTCATGTAGATTTGCAATGCCGTTAATGCGACAGGTAATAATGGCGCAGGGTCAACATTAGGTTCATTGGTTAATGCACCAACAATCTTAAACGGAAGTTCACCTAAAGGACGACCCATAACAACGGGTACAGTCACTTCATCGGGTTCGCTGTTATCAGCATAGAACTCGGATACCGTAAATACCCCATCTTCGATTTCGAGGATTTTATATTCCTCATAGCACTCATCTGATAACCAATCTTCTAACTTTTCTTCTTTCAATAAGACTTTATTTAATTTCTTATCGTAATCCCAGTTCATAATATCTTCGGCTTTATACATGACGAATTTGATCTGACCCATATCATCTACGTCTAAGCCTAAACCACATCTCCCTGTCTGTAACACTTCGGAAACGCTTTCGATAAACAAATTAATTAATGACAAATGACCCATTGTGGCATCACCGATCATGTACTGTAACGATGATGGTAAAGATACGGTCGGATGTTTACGCATGGCGATGCCCAACAATCCCCGTAAGGTGTGGTCAGTCATACCAGGTAAATGCGCCCGATGTAAATAGGCTTGATAAGCTGGATTGGTGTGCTTGTTCGGATTATATAACTCGATGTTACGTTTATTATCTAAACCGTAAGTTGAATAATTACCGATGTAAGAATCCGCACTTTGGGCATTAATCATACCCGAAGGGATAGGTAAATATAAGGTGTTTTTCCGTTTGACTGCTGCTTCCCCTTGTACACAGTCACGCACTAACGACCAGTTGTAAATGTTTTGCTTATATTCAGTATGGTAAGTTGGAGTCATAGGACTGCTTCTTTAAAAAGGAAATAGGATTAGTATAACATTATTAACTTTTAAAGGCACTTTTTGAAATGAAATAAAATGCCGTCCTTCCGGTTTACCATCCCGTTCACGGCTCGGTGTATTTGTCATAAGACCTCAGCCCAAGCAGGCATGGCGGAACTCTGGATGATCCGCTGCATCGCTTGTATTTTCCGCCACAAGCACCGTCCGAAAAGTTTATCGAATGTCGGTCATTCTATCTACGTCACGCTGTAGCGCGGCTCGATTCACGAGCGTTGGAATTCAAATAATCATTCACAACTGTTTCGTCGTGCATAGACTCGGCCTGACTGCATATCTCATTCCCTACTGAGTTCGCGGTGTCAATAGATAGTATTGCTGTCATGTCTTCACATGACAATACGAGTTTCACTTCGTGCTTATCTAACAGATTCTTGAGTTCTCGTTTGAACTCAATGACTGTTTTGTCTTCTTTCATTTTTGTATTCCTCTATGTAAAATGCAACCGAGCTTCACAACATTCTCAAATCCTCTAGCGAGGTCTTTCAGATCATCACCCTGTCATCTGCCAAGATTGCCGCACTGGGCATCATGTAGCTGATCCTCTCACACATCAGTTTATCACTACCTAATTGTACTGCACTACCTATATTATCGTGAAAGTATATATATTTTTTAGCATATTCTATATCGAGGTGGTCGATGATTAATGGATTCATAGTATAGTAAACGCTTGCATTACGATGGTATTTTTGATCTTCCTGTCCTTTTCTTAACGATAAATCCTGAAAGATTTGTACTGAATCCTCTAAGTTTTGCCCCGTAACGAACATCAGCATTGAAATCACTGAATCTAGTGATTTAGCGTGTTTCCGTTTGGATGAAGGATAAAATATTTGCATTATTTGTTTCTCTTAATCATGTTGTAAATTCCGCTAATATACCAGCAGGCATATACCCATTTACTTCTTTTGCAGTATTCACGGACTCTTTAAATCTTTTCTTATCTGTCACGTCGTAATTTTTCTTCAGTAGTTTCTTCAACTGCTCTCGACTTTCAGCGGATACCACAATCATTCCGCCATACTCCGAGTCGGGAAACGGCTCCCAGTATCTGACTATATAAATTTTATTCATGTAACAACCTACCATGATCTGATCTGCACCACAGACTTTTTATTATTAATAATCGGCATCAGTTGATCGATACCGTACCTTAAGTTATCGACACAATGGTCAAAACCACTGTTCTTATCCGGTTGGCTTGTGCCTTCTTTGTAACACCACCGGTCTAAACTGTCGATTAAATATTTGCATTTTGGGTCAATCCATAACCGTCTGCGTCCATCCGTTGAAAGAAAAGCTGCATTTAAGTTATTAATCCCGTCCTTGATCGAATTGTGCTTATATGGGGCTATACATCTAAACCCTGTGTCTTCTAAAATGGTAA